TGGTATTGCATACCTTATTTGTTCATCTGCGTTTGCTACTACATTGTTTTTAGCTTCTGCTTGAATCTTCGAGATTATCTCATTGTTAGACATGTAAGTTACTTCCTTTTGCTACTAAGTGACTTTATTGCCACTCTTATTGAGCTTTATATTACATATCTTGTGCCAATGCAATGGCTATTTTATGGTGTTTGAGAGCTTATATCCTGTCAAAGAACTAGATATTTGAGCAGTTATTGCTCATATTCACCACTTACTTCTATCTTTTCGGTTTATACTCTCGTGCACTCCAATAAGGAAAAACTTGGTATTTTCAAACACAGATGAACAAATAAGGTATGCAATACCAAATAAAACACCAAATGACACTATGTGCGATAGGCCGTGATTCATAGATTCTATATCTCCCTTATCGCAATGATCACCTGCTTTAGG